TTTTTGAGGAAATTTTCAAATTCATTTTTCAATCCTTTCGTTTAATGTTCCCGGGCTGGTCAGACCCGGCGTTATTTGATCTTGATTACATTTTATCAGATAAAAACATGATGTCAAGAAAAAAATAACATTTTTTCTTATTTTTAATACACAATAAAATCAAATAGATAAGTAATTTTAGGGGAAAATGACGTTTTTTGGCACTTTTAAAGATAGAAATTAAGTTTTTTTGGAAATCGTTAATTTTTGATGATTAAAAATATCGGAATTGCCGGTTCCTATTTCTCACCCTGTCCGCTTTTGTCCGTCTTTGTCCCATTTTGTCCGCTTTTGTCCGTATACAAAACAATAAAAAATCCTCAAAATCATATCTGACGATAGTTCAAGATTGGGAAACCCCTGACCTATTTTTTTTAAAAAAGAGATGACCCAATGAAATGAAATGTAACGACTGTGACAGTAATGAAGCATTTTATGTTTATCAATGTGTAATCCCACGCTGTTCTGATTGCTGGGAAAAGATTTCACAAGCGGCGCCAACGTTTCGGAAAGACTATCACGGGTTGACCACTCAATCGAAGAATATTCCCCCGGGTGATTGGGCACCTCTTGGTGGTGGTTGTTTTAGAAAATCGACGTTTGGTCACCATTAACTTGAAAGTTAAATTGGAAATAAAGGTAAAAATTTTAAAACTGATCAAGGCGTTCGGAAAAGTTTTTGGTCTCCGTGAATTACTCATGGTTTCCGGTCTGCTTATTTTTGGATATGGGCTTTATCTTTTTCGGCCATGGATATCATTTACCGTTTGCGGTCTGTTGTTGATCGTAGGCGGTTTTTTTTCGAGTCCGGGTGAGTAATGGGATTTCTTAATCAACTCAGACCTAAGGCAATGAACAGCCATGAACTGGAAAGGATGATCCGATCAGCTTTTGGCGGCGGCGAGAATTCTTCCGGTGTTTCAGTTTCCAGCGAGACCGCCATGCGCCAAGCTACGGTCTACTCGTGCGTTAACATTCTCTCCCGGGTTATTGGAATGCTGCCCTGTCACATGATGGAGAAAAACGGGAAAAGTAGAAATATTGCAGAGAATTTTTATCTATACCCTATTCTTCATGACGCACCCAATGAGTGGATGGATTCATCCGATTTTTGGGGGATGGCAATGAATCACTTAGCGCTGAGAGGTAATTTTTACGCGTTTAAAAATACCGGCCTGGACCCAAAAGGTAAAGTAAGAGAGCTTATACCAATAAGACCGGAACGGATACAGGAAGTCATTCAGACCGCCGATTACGGAGTTTTTTACAAGATACTTATGCCGGATGAAAGCAACTCCGGTCAGTATACCGGCCAATCTGAAGGATTGACGGGGACACCACACATATTCCCGGCAAACCAAGTATTTCATCTCCGGGGAATGACCGTGAACGGCTTAGTGGGCGTTAACCCCATCCAGTACATCAGAGAAAGTGTCGGCCTTGGTCTGGCGGCGGAAAAATTAGGTGCTCGGTTATTTAAAAACGGCACCAACATCAGCATGATTGTTGAGCACCCAAATACACTGAAAGACCCGAAATCTTTCCGTGATGCGATAACTGAGGTTTATGCCGGCCTGGGTAATTCCCATAAAGTGATGGTCCTTGAAGACGGCATGAAGGCCCAGAAAGTTACCATCGACCCGAAGGACAGCCAGTTTCTTGAGCTTCGCAAATTTCAAAAAGATGAAATCGTGGACATATTTTTGGGGATGCCGTTGACGGTAATGAATTCCGGCGCAAACACGCCAACCTATTCCAGCTCGGAACAATTCTCGATCGGATTTGTAGTTTATGCGCTTATGCCGTGGATTGTAACCGCAGAACGGGGTATTTACCGGAGCCTGCTAAATCTCGAAGAGAGAAAAACCTATTACGCGAAATTCAGGGTGGAAGGTCTCTTGCGCGGATCATTCAGCGAACAAATGTCAGGTTTTGCCACCGCCATTGATAAGGAAATTTTAAACCCGAATGAATGCCGGGAACTCCTCGACATGAACCCATACGAAGGCGGTGAAGTTTACAGGACCCGCACCTCAACCACCAAAGATAATTCTAACGGAGGTAAAAAAGATGAATCTCAAGTATCGAAATAGAAGAAACGCCGAAGCATCGGCTCGATATTGGGGAAAGTCTCTTGATAAATCTGACTGGTACAAAATAGAGGCGCTATCTGATGATGAAGCCGAGATCATGATTTATGACGTGATCGGCTGGCCGTTCAATGATGCCGGTGAATTTGTGCGGGCGCTCTCAGACATGAAACAGAAAACCATTACAGTCCGGATAAATTCCCCGGGCGGTGATGTGTTTGACGCTTTTGCAATCTTTAACGCCTTACAATCTCATAAGTCAAAGATCATTACCCGGATTGAATCCCTGGCCGCCTCCGCCGCTTCTTTTATCGCTCTGGCCGGAAAAGAGGTCCAGGCGTACAAAAACGCAATGCTGATGATTCATAATAGTTGGGTGTATGCGGCGGGCAATCAATATGATCTCCGGGAAATAGCCGACATTTTAGAAAAGCTCGATGGGAATATGGTTGATATTTACGCGGAGAACTCAAGCGTCGGTAAAAAAGAAGTCAGAGACATGATGAAGGCCGAAACGTGGCTGACCGCGAAAGAGGCCAAAGAAAAAGGGTTTATCGATACCATTATCGACGGGAAAGCCGCGAAAGCACAATTTGACCTCTCCATGTTTGCCAATACTCCGGATGAGTTTATCGCCGGGGAAAATCACGAACCGACCGAAAGAGAAAAAGAGAAAGCCTTACGGGACGTGGGCCTTTCTCTTAAAGAAGCCAAAGCCTTTCTTGCGGGACGCAGGGCGGGTGATGGCATAGATGAAGTAAAGGCAGAACTCAAAAAAACATTAACGATATTTGGAGGTAATTAAAATGGACGAACTGAAAAAATTAATTGAAGCCTTGGGCCGCGCCTTTGAGGAATTTAAGTCCGAAAACGACAAGCGGATAAAAGTCATTGAGGCAAAGGGGTACGCTCCAGCCGATCTCACCGAAAAGGTAGAGAAAATAAACGCTGATATTGCAAATATAGCCGCAATGAAGCGACAACTTGAGGCCATCGAAACAGCGGTTGCACGGTCTCAATTTCCCGGAGGTGGTGGAGCGAAGAGTGCCGAGGCAATCAATAAAGTCAAGGCTTTCAATCACCTAATGCGTAAAGGCGCGGAAAATATCAAAGACCTTGAGGTCCAGGCCGCAGCTTCAACCCTTTCTGATCCTGACGGTGGTTTTACTGTGCCAGAAGAAGTTGATGCGGCTATTGACCGTGTAGCCGGTACGATTCAGGCCATGCGAAGGCTTGCTACCGTTCGAGGAATTTCAACGGACACTTATAAAAAGCTGGTAAACCAGGGCGGAGCGACGAGCGGATGGGTTGCCGAGAAAGCCTCACGTACCGAAACTGACACCCCAACTCTCTCGGAAATTGCCATCAACACCAAAGAGCTTTATGCGATGCCTTACGCAACCCAGACACTGCTTGATGATAGCCGGGTGGATATTGGCGCATGGTTGGCTGACGAGGTGTCTATAGAATTCAACGAAGAAGAAGGCGCGGCGTTTATTTCCGGCAATGGAGTTGGCGAGCCGAAGGGAATTGATGCCTATACAAAAGTTGCCAATGCTTCATACGTTTGGGGGAAAGTTGGGTTTATAAATTCCGGTCACGCTTCCCTGTTAAACAATGCTGACAAACTTATTGATCTCCAACACGCTCTGAAACCCGCCTATCGAAATGGGGCCTCATTTTTAATGGCGGATTCTACCATGCAGGTGATCAGAAAATTCAAAGATGGCGATGGGCAATATCTGTGGCGCCCAGGTCTCCTTCAGGACGCACCTGACACACTGCTTGGTAAGCCGGTAGAGTACGATGACAATGTTGCGGCCATCGGCGCAAACACATTCCCGGTCTGGTACGCCAATTTTAAGCGGGCATATCTTATCATTGACCGGCTCGGTACCCGCGTTCTCCGCGATCCCTACACCTCGAAACCCTATGTGGCCTTTTACACCACCAAACGAGTCGGCGGCGGGATTGTGATGTATGAGGCGATCAAGGCGCTCAAGATCGCGGCGTAAATAAAAAAACAACCGGGGCGGGAATCCCGCCCCCTTCCCATAGGAGGTAAAAAAACATGAAAGACCTGTACAACAACATAGATTTAAAAGCAGTTATTGATCCTATTGTCGGGTCAAATGGTTCCGCTCCAACAGCGGTTGAAGTTGATCTTGAAGGATGTAATTCCGCTGTTTTTGGAATTCATGTGGGGCTTACCGGATCAACTCTTTCCGGGTCAAATTATTGGACCTGGAAAATGGAACATGCAGATGACGATGGAACTGTAGTTGCCGGAAGTTATTCCAGTGTTGCCGCCGCCGACGTTCAAGGTGTAACTCCCTCCAATGGCATTGTCTTAACTGTTGATGATGACGCAGAGGATAATGTGCTGTTGAAAATCGGATACGTCGGAGGGAAGCGATTTGTAAAAATTACTCCTGCGGAAACAGGAACAGGACCAAATCTTCCCCAAGCTGTGTTTGTAATTAAGGGTGCTCTTTTGGACGCCCCCCCAATAAGCTAAAAACCGGGTCATAATTGACTACTCGGCGCAGTCTTCTCCGGGCTGCGCCGGGGCAACCACCGGAGAATGGAGGTAATTTTAATGACAGCAGATGCAACTTATCAACCAAAAACATACCGCCGGGCTGGTGGTGACGAACACGTAATCTCAAGTGGTGGAAAACTTATTGTTGAATCTGGCGGGACAATCGAAGTTGAATCGGGAGGAATTTTAAGCATTAACGATGGCGCACTTGAGGCACCAGATATGGCACTTACGACCGGAAGCATTCTCTTAGGTGCTTCAGGGAAAGCGGCCGCTTTGGATGTCAAAGGTGATGGAAAAATACTTATTGGGAACGGAACCACCGCCGCAATGCAGAGCGTTTCCGGCGAT